CGACGGCGCTCTACGGAGGTGATCACCTCAATTGCATGCTTCGTCATATGACTACTCCTAGTGTTACCACTAGGACTGGCAGTCAGAAGGCCGTCATCGCAAGACGGCCTTCACCGTGGGCTTACGAACTAGCCGTTTTTCCTAAATCTAAATCCGAACGGAATACGCGCTTTAAATATTTCACTTCACACATGCAGTCAGCGCTGGCGTGCTTATGCGAGATTACCGGATGTCGAGTATTTGGATGCCACCGGCACTAGGTGAACCCGAGCCGAACCCTATGCGTTGCAGTGCCTTTTTTGACCGCAAATAAAGAGATTTGGTGCTATCCACCTGGTCTTCTACTGACCAGCCTCGCCATCGCGACCCGTCGTTAGCGGCAATAGTGGGAATGTCAGCATGTTTCCACATTGGTGGCCGATAACTCGGTCGTCTCGACGTTGTCACGTGGGGAAAAGAACATGACGGATAATCGTCCTCTAACACGACAACAATGGCCGGGTGCCACACGCCGTCGCGGGGCCTCATCTCGTAGACCCAGTCCTCGCCGTCTCTGTGTTTTAAAAACTCATAAGGGTCAACGACAGCGGTACGTTGGGTGGAAACGCCGTTGAGGCTGTCACGTATTTTAGTATGCCAGTCCTTGTCCTTAAGATTTACGTAAAGCCGTGTGGCCAGGGCGCTTGGAATAATGGACCGGTCTATCGGTGTAGGAAAGATTCCGATTAAGGGAAAGCTATTCCCTCGTTTTCGTATCGCTCGATCTAAAGCGTAAGCTATCTCTTCCAGACAAGGCTCACTTCGAAGACTGTTTTCAGTCGCAAATATTGCCCAACCGTCCAATTGAGGATTCTCGATACCGCTTGAGATCTGCTCCCATAAACGTTTACCCGCCAGAAGCTGTGTGCGGTCCAGTCTAACGGAAATGCCCTGACTCTCTAGTCGCTGAACGACGAAATCGACGTCTTGGTTCTCGTTGTCCTTCCACGCATAGGTCAGCCAGAGATTCGGCACATTGCCCTCCATAAGTCACGCTCACTACGATCCATCGCCAATGGTAGTAAAATGACTTCGTTTTGCAACGTGTACGAGCTAGGAAGCAAAATTTCTTTGCCGAACAGGAGAGATTGGCTGGTGGGATGCGAGTCCGCATTCATATCGCTCATACCTTGTCCCGTTCGCGATAGCAGGCGAGCAGCTTCTTGCCGACCTCTTCGTCTATGTTATCGAGCTGGCGCAGCGCCCAATTGAGGCCTTCGGCGAATCCGCTGCGGCTGCCCTTGTGGAACTCGTCGATGTTGCGTTGGGTGGATTTGCGCTCGTTGTCCTCGACGATCGTTGTGACGGTGACAGGGAAAGCGCCGCGGGAGTGAGGCTCTGCGCTGTGATACGTTCTCACGGGCCGCCACCATTCACGACGGAAAGCTGAGGGGAGGCGCTGTCAAAACGTGCGCGCGCCTCACATTTCCTGCCAACGTTTCACCGCTGCACTTTTCAGTTGTTGCGGTTGCGCTTTAGAGTAACCCGGGCTGTTGCGATGCGATCGGATAGAGAGCTTGGACGCTGCCTAAATTCTTTGTCCTACATCGTTCATGTTATGTCGCGTAGTTGACGACTGGCAGAATTTTTTTGCCATAATGGCGTCGGTTGCTCCCTTTGAGTTATATCGACTTAAGTTACATTGTCGATAAAATATTAAAATATTCGAATGTTGTAAGTTACGGCTTGTGTAAGCTTTACATCGCGCATAGCGTGTATTGATTCATCAACCGGAGTCTGCATTTTGAAAACGTTTCTTTCTCATTCATCGAAGGACAAAGGGTACGTAGAGCATGTTGCAGCGCTTTTGCGACCCGGTAGCTATGAATTGGACTCAGAAACTTTCGACGCTGGCTTGGTGAATTCGCAAGCTATAATAAAAGCGCTGCAACGGACTGACTTATATTGTTTATTTTTGTCCGAAAATAGCGTCACATCGTCGTATGTTGAGTTCGAGATATTGCTCGGCCTAGAATTCATCGCAAAAGGCAGTATCGCAAGGTTCCTCGCGATTTGCCTTGACGATACTTCGTTTGCCAAGGCGTCGACCAACGCTAGGTTCTTCAACATTGTGAGGAAATCGCTGACGCCGGAGAGTACAGCGAGGCTCATTGAGGGCACCCAGATCTCACTTAAGCAGTTCAATGAAAGTTCATTTCATCCGTTTGTTGGACGCGAAGCAGAGCTACAGGATCTAGAGGGCCAGATTTCAGACCACGACCGCCCCCCTGCCAAAGCGGTGTTTATTTCTGGAAATCATGGATCCGGGCGCAGGAGCCTCGCTCGACACTTTTTCCAGAGCCAATATCCTCGGTCTGGAAGAGTGATACCAACAATAAGGATCGACGCGTTTGCCGGAATCCATGAGTTGTATAGAACGATTCTCACTACACTACGCCCCACCTTGACGGCTCGTGAGTTGAGGCAGCACATACAAGCGTTTGACATTTCCAGTGCGGACGAGAGGCGGCGGCTGACTGCGGAGTTGTTGAACGGTCTGCTCCTAGCACACGAAGCAGCGTTCCTCATCGATAACGGCGGGATTTTGACAGACGCTGGTGGACTGACGGAGGAAATCGACGCCGTAATCTCTAGGCTTTCTGCGAGGCCACATCCTCCGGCAATTATCGTGGCACCTCGTATGTCTCCGATGAAACTTCGACGACCGCAAAAAGATATTGTCTACACGAGTGTCAGAGCTCTGCCTTATGAAGCAACGAAGCGGCTTGTTTCTAGGTTACTTAAGGAAACCGAAATCACGGTATCAGGAGAAAGCTTAGATTCTTTAGTAAAGCTGAGTGACGGTCATCCGTTTAATGTTTACAGACTGATCGAGGAAGTTTCGGAAGTCGGTGTTAATGCCTTCCTTGCAAGTCCTTCAAGCTTCATTGATTGGAAACATAGGCAAAGTTCGGAATATGTATCGAAGATTGAGTTCACCGATACGGACATCGAAATTCTTGCGCTTCTGCGGTCTGTGCCTGAGCTTGATTTCGATGCAATTGTCGAAGCCCTCGAAGCCGAGGCCCAAGCTATTAGTGACAGCCTTTCACGATTACTGAGTTTTCATATCGTGGATGGTAGTGGAGACAAATTCAACGTGTCCCCGGCAGTTTTGGTGGCCATTGAACGCGATAAACGAATAAGGATGGGTCGTTCCGCCGAACAGAAAGCCATGCGCAGCATTGCCAAATCTTTGTCGGTAAGAATTGAAGAAGGGACGGTATCGGTTTCGCTTGTTGACACGGCAATACTGGCCTCGCTCGACGCAGGTGAAGAAATGTCAGGTCTTGCCGCGGCATTTCTATTGCCATCGCACTATGTTTGGATTGCAAAGCGCTTTTACGATCAGCGAGCTTGGGAGCGTAGCATCCGGTTTGCCCAAGAGGGACTTAAGGGTGCAAATCGTTTGTCCTTGGAAGGCGTTGTCGCTGCCTGTCGATATATCTGCCTCGCATCTGCGAGAACTGGTAACGTGGTTGCGTTCGACGAAGGCATTATCAAGCTGAAGATGCTGAACGGAAATGATTGGGTAAAAAGTAATATTGCGTTTCTTGAGGGCTTCAATGCGCGCTTGAAAGGTCGACTTCCAGCCGCCGAGAAATTGTTTCGTGATTCTTACGATCTTTCCCCTGGAAATATCTCAGCTGCGAGAGAACTTGCCGCCATATGTTTGGCGAGAGACAATCTCGATGAAGCGGAAAAATTCGCGCGCGAAGCGTTTAGCCACGCGCAAAGAAACCCTTATGTGGTGGACATCCTATTGGCCGTTCTTGTTAAAAAGCACGGGCGCAACGCAAAACGTGTGACTGAAATCGAAGATATGTTCGACATTTTGTCAAAGGTGGGTGAAGAAGGCGGAAAGTCTTTCTATACAACCCGCAGGGCAGAATTTGAACATTTGTGGGGGAATAACAAAGAAGCGTTGCGATTAATTGAAGTCGCTATCAAAAAGACGCCGACATTATTTGAGCCACAGCGTATTTATGCGGAGATTTTGTTAAAGGATGGAAATAAGACGCGGGCGCTATCCGTTCTTGATAACATGAAGGATATGGTTGGGCCCAGGGATCTCGAGGACAGCAGAACAAACTATCGCTCTTACCTCGTTACTTATGCTCACTATCTGTTGGAGATCGGAGAGTGGGAGCAAGCAAAACAGGTGTATGAAGACACCGCTGTTTTTACCGACGCAGAGCGAAAGTCGGCAGTCAAGGAAATAGAAATTATACAAAGCTACAGCAAAAAAACATGAGGTTGCACGTCGGGTTGGTTGGCCGCTGCCCTCCGAGTTCATCTTGCCGGGTAGAGTAAAAGATGAACAGATGATGAACTTTGTTCACAAGTGATTCCCTGCTCATATTTTATCCTTTTGGGGGCGAGAGTGTTTTCTGTTCCAAGTACCTGCGGCCGCTGTAACGAGTTGGTTGATTTTCACTTCAGAGCGTTGTTCGATCACACACAAAGAACGCCCGACGAAGTCAGACGACTGCGCGAACTTGATCGACAAAGTCCCGCGCGCCGGCATCTCAATATGCAGATACTTTCCGACGATGACCTCGTGAGCGCGTCCGCGCTCTCGCATTGCCCTCGGTGCGGTGGTCCTGCCCTGATCGTGTTCAAGGCGCAACGAGCCGCCTTTGAAAGCATCAAGAATATTGTAACCACGGGCGACGGCGCTATTTTCGGCGGCTCCAAATCGATAGCTGTTGAGGAAGTCCACCCCGCACCTGCGAGACCCGATGCAGACCCTCATTGGCCAGAGGAAATTACGCGCCAGTTCGTGGACGCGCAGAATATGTTGAACCAAGGCATAACGCCATCGATAATCACGGGAGTATGCCGCACTGTTCTCGACGTGGTAACCAAAAAGCTGGGCGCAAAAGAAAGCGACACCCTTTTCAAACGTATCGAATTTTTGCGCGACAACTCCACAATTACCCAACCGATCCGTGATTGGGCACACGAGTTGCGTCTAGACGGCAACGCTGCGACCCACGACGCAGTCGGTGACGCAAATGAAGCCCGAGAATACGTCGAATTTTTGCGGATGTTTCTCAACATGGCCTTCACTCTGCCAGCCCGAATTGAAGCGAGGCGGCGGCACTCCTAGCGATCGCTCGCGGTGTTGCGCAGCTCGATGTATTCCTTCAGGGCTGCATCACACTTTCATCGGTTTTGCTCTAGGCCGATTTCGTATTTCCACTGGCTCGCTTCTTCGTTGTGCATGCCGCGGCGGAAAACCTCGGGGGCGTCGAAAATGACCTCGTCCGAATCCTCGACGAACTGCCATTTCTGTTTGCCCAGCTTGGTCTTGGCCGTACCCTTCGGTTCCCAATGGCCATAGCGGAAATGGGTCTCGCAGACGTAGAAGCGATCGCCCACGACCATGCGCGGGCGGAAAGGCGGCGATGCGACGCGCCTGCCATATGCGTCAACGACCGTGAATGAAACCACGTCATTCGGAAGCGGACTATCACCGAAGGCAACGATGTAGGGTTCAATGACGCGCCGCGTCTGCGTCTTGCGGCCGGCAAGAAGGGCACGCACCATTTCGCGGCTGAAAAGTATCGGGCGGTCAGTCATAGACTTCCACCATCTTGTCGTCAGGGCTGCCGCCGGCGGCGATGTGGGAATCGTAAGCTGCCCGCAGCTCGTCCGGCGTCGACGGGCTCTCATCGACAAGATCAACGAAGCCCTCAGGCTCGTCGATCATGGACTGATAGGTGGGTGCGCACTCGAAGCACCGAGGCTCTATCCCAGCGTGGTACTGATCGCCCGGGAAAATCGGTGCGTCGCAGGCCTCGCACAAGAAGGCATCGCCTTTCAGGCATTCGTCCACCACGGCCTGAAACTCGGTCTGCGCTTCAAGCCATTCCTGCTGGGTGTGTTCGACGAGCTGGTAGCGCTTCTTGTCCAGCAGTTCGACGCGTTCATTGGCCTCGGTCCAGCGTTTTCTCAGGTCCTCGTGCGTCATGCCGCACTGCCTTCCGCAACGGCAGGCTCACCGACGGTGCAGATGATCGGTATGGCGTCTTCGAAATTGACGACGTATCCGCCTTTGCCATGCGTCCACGCTTCATCCTGAATGAACAACTGCGCATGCTTTTCGTCGATCGCGAATATCGTTGCTTTGGGAAAGCGCCGAGTGCTGACCATCCCGCCGGCTTCGAACGGGACTTTGATGTTGTGAGCTTTCACCCAATCGGCGCACGCCTTGTTGTGCGCCATATCCAGCGCCACGCCGTCGAGTATCTCGACGAGCTGGGCGTCAGGCGACCACCCATGGCCTTGACCGCATCATTGATGCAGTCGGCAAGCTCGGAAAGCGGCCAACGAATGTTGTCTTCGTCCAACAGCAGGACGCTGGCGCGCTTCATCACTTCACTTGCCTTCGGCATGGCTTACTTGCTCTTGCTGGTGGCCTTCTTGGCGGGCGCTGCTACGGGTGCCTGCTCGGGCTGCTGGTTCGTTTCAGCCTTTCCCTGAGCAGCATCTGCCGCACCGGATGCGTTTTCTTCGCCAGTGCCTTGCTCGCCACCCGTCTGTTCGTCGCCATTGACGGCATTGGTTTCGTCTCCGGAGTTGGAACCGTCCTCGTCGCCCGCATCGTCGTCGTCTTCCTTACCGGAACCGTCGCCGCCTTCGCCGCTGCCGCCCTGTCCGGACAGAAATGCGGGGATTTCGTCGTCGGGCGGAGGCGGATCGAGAGGCACTTCGCGGTAATGCTGAACGTTGAGGAAGAGCGAGCGATGCAGAACGCTGTTCACCTCGTTGACGAAACGGCCATGGGCGTCGCGGTCGAAGCTATAGGTGATGCCTCCGATCGTCTGTTCCGTCGCACCCAGCGTGCATTCAATGACAGTCTTCATAATCCACTCCTTGAAAGAAAAAGGGGCTTGGCAGCCCCTTGTCGTAGCCAGCCTTGAGGGGCTTACTCGCTGGTGAGGAAGACGGTGAGACCGATCACGCCGGCTTGGAAAGTTGCTGCCGCCGTGGTGAATTTCACGCCGATGCCTCGATCGATGCTCGACTGCGTTGTGCGGTAAGCAGTCTTGAGCGTCGGACGCGCGACACCGCCTGCTTGAGCCAGATTGGAGCCGGAGAAGAATTCAGCGCCGCAGGTGCGGGCGTTGTCTTCAAGGCCAAATGCCGCGCTCATGATGCCGACGTCGAAAAGAACGGCGGGAGCGCCGTTGCTGTCGAGGTCATCCATGTCGAGGATAATTTCCGCAACGCGGCAGTTGGACGGGATGCAGGCCAGCTCAAGAATATCGCCAACGGCAGGTGCGCTGGTGAGCTGGTGGGAGAAGCGGATGGCAACAGCTTCGCCAGCCGTGGACGGATAGAAAAGGGGTTCGGTCCCTTTGGCATATTTGCTCAGAATGAGCGTCATGAGCGTGTTCCTTTGGAGTTCGGGCCGCAGTGGCGAAGCTGGAAAAGCCCGGGGCGAACCCCGGGCAGGTCATCAGGCGTTGGGGTCTTTCGACGCGGTGTCGATCGAAATCACGCCATAGTCACGATTGTTGAAGCGCGTCTTCTTGACGCCAGCGATCACGCCGGAAGCAACCACAGGCTCATTGCCATGGTCCTTTGTCTCTTCCGTCCAAGTGTAACGGAAGCCACCAGCAGAACCGAAGGCGATCACACCGCCTTGACGTCCCATGAACAGGGCACGACCTGCGGCGACGTCTGCACCGGCGCCATAGTCGGCGAAACGGATCGGCCATTCGTGGCTGTGCAGGACCGTGTTGTTGATCATGCCGAGACCACCCTTGAAGATGGGGTTGTTACGGCCTTCGGCGGTTGCCGCCGCTTTCTGGATTTCCAGCCAGCCGCCCTGATCCTTGTTACGCAGGTCGTGTTCCTGGAACGGGTTCATGACGCAGACGTAGTGCGCTTCGCCATTGATCATGATCGGCATCATGTTGGCGTTCTTGGGGTCCTTGGCCGACATCATGCGGGCCTTGGTCTGTGCGCGTTCGATCACGCCGCGGGACATGATGTCCGCCGTATCAATGGTGATTTTGGACGTCGCGTCGCCGCCGTAGAGAATATGATCAGCGTCGGGCGCTTCGATCGGGTTCTCGGCGTGGCCAGCCCATGCGGTCGTTTCGATGAAGTCTTCATTGATGCCGCGTGCGCCGGACATGTAGATGAAGATCATCTGGTCGTTGAATTTCGCCCAATAGTCGGAGAGGCGGTTCTTGCCGACCTGGCGCATGTTATGGGCAGTGCGCTTGCGGCTCATTTTACCGCCGGCGGAAACGCCGTGACGCATCTGGTCAATCTTGATCTGGTCGGAGAAGAAGCGCAGGCTTTCTTCCTTGCCCTCGAGGCGGTTATCGCCATAGGTCGGGCGGTTGCGGAGCTGCACCGACAAATCGAAGGTGATGGTGTCGCCTGCTTCCGACTCGAGGTCGGTCAGACGCTGGATCGCATATTCGTCAGAAGTGCCGATGAACTTCTTGTCGAAATAGCTTTTCTTGGTGATGTCGATGAAGAGCGCGCCAGACCACTTTTTCTGCGCTTTCGGATCGCCAAAGGCAACCACAGTCTTGGTCATGAGTGATGTCTCCGGTTCAGGATCAAACAGCACTCATGCGCATCTGCTCTCTAAATACTGGATTTGGCGGATTGTTGCAACAACTGGCGCATGATATTGAAACACATCGCTAGCGCATGAGTGCGGCCCCTGATTTCGGAGCGCACCCATGACTGACAGATTCGAGATTTGCCAAGCCGTGACCGGCAAATGGGAAGGTGGATGGAGCGACCATCCCGACGACCCCGGCGGCAAGACGATGTACGGCATCACCGAAACCCGCTGGCACGAATATCAAGACAAAATGGCAATGAAGCGGACGCCGGTGCGTAACATCACCATGGCGCAGGCGCTCAAGTTCTATCGTAGCGAGTTCTGGCTCGCCTGCGGTGCCGATAAGCTGTTCCCCGGCGTTGATCTGGCTGTCTACGATGCTTCGGTCAATTCCGGCGTTTCCCGCGGTCGCAAATGGCTGCTCGCTTCCGCCGGCAGCAATGACCACAGCGAGACAGTGAAGAAAATCTGCCGCGCCCGCCTGTCCTTCATGCAGTCGCTCAAGATCTGGAAAACCTTCGGCAAGGGCTGGGGACGTCGGGTCGCAGACATCGAGGCGCGGGGCGTCGCCATGGCGCTTGAAGCTATGGGGCTTTCGGCAGCGCAGGTTCGTGAGAAAGCGCAGTATGAAGCTGTGACGTCAGCGAAGCAGGCGAATACGGCGAAAAAGGCGGCTACCACCACCGCGACCGCCGCATCTGCGCCAGCAGCTGCGCCAGTCGTCGAGCCGTCCACCGTGGCAGACGCAACAACAGTTTGGCTCCTCGTTGCGATCGTGGCCGCCGGTGCCGTCGCAACCATCATCTTCATCGCCAAGAAGCGCGCCGCCGATGCCCGCGTAGAAGCCTACAATGAGGTGTCTGCATGAGTGCGCTAGCATCTATCCTGATCGGCGCTGCGCTGCGCGTCGGCGCTTCTACTGTCAAAACCATCCTCGAGCAGCAGGTGGGGGGCGTGGCCGGTGAGATCGGCGGTACTGTCATCGACGCGATTGCCAAGCAAGCCGGCGTTACGGTCGATGAGCTGCCCACGCTGCCACAAACCAAGCTGGACGAGGCGGTTAGCCAGGTCGAACCCATCGCCCCAGCATTGATCCTTGCCGAAGTCGAGCAGCAGAAAGAGGCAAACCGCCTCATGCTGGCCGAGATGAATAAGGACAGTTCGTTCGGCTGGATGTGGCGGCCTGCGGGAATGTGGCTCATGCTGGCCTGCATCGCGTGGTTTGTGATGGTCCGGCCATTGCTCAACGCTCTGCTATGGACAACTGGCACTGGCGTTCAGATCGAGGTGGGCCTCGACCTCGCCACCTTCCTTGGAATTTTCACGATCTATACCGGCCTCTACATGGGCGGCAACACGGTCATCCGCGCTGTGAAGAAAGAAGGCTAATGTCTTTTTGGGATTGGTGGGGTTCGTCAGAAGGCAAGATCGCGCTTGCGGGCATCGCCGGTTCTGCCGTGTCCGTCGCGATGGAGTGGACGGGCTGGGGGCCTAGCGCGAGAAAGTTCTTGGTCGGTGCCGCCGCAGCCTACTTTCTCAGCCCGGTCGGCATGAAGTTCTTTCACTTCATCTTCGGCGCGATGAGCATTGCGGAGGAACAATCCGCAAGTGTGGGCGGTTTCATTACCGGTATCGGCGGTGTTATTATCGTCGAGATTATCCTGAAGGCATTTCGCCTCCGTCACGCGGAGATCGGGAGACGCCGACATGACGAGACCTAGAGCAAGGCACATAAAGGAAGCTGCAAAGCCGCAGGGCAGGGTGGTGGCTGTCGCGACGGTCATTCTGGTAGTTTGGCTTTTTTGTCTGCATCTTTAGTTCCCGTGGCTTGACATAACGTCCCATATGTTCCCATATTGTTCACGCGGATAGTTCCAACTCGGCGATGCCCCTCGCCGGTGCCACGATTTTGCTTGGAGCGTACCAATGTCCGACACCCCCGCACAAAACCTAATCGCGCTTGACGCGTATCTGTCCCTAAAAGAAGTCCTCGCCATGGTGAAGGTCGGCTCGTCAACGCTGTACCGCTGGATGGACGACGGTGACTTTCCTCGGCCGCGCCAGTTGGGCGAACGCTGCGTTCGATGGACCGTCGCTGACATCAAAGGGTGGCAGGACAGCCGCCAGACAGTCGGAAGGCTGAAAAAGGCCTCCTGAAAACTGAAAAATATTCCCGGGTACAAAACCGGGTACATTTCAAAATGACCAAAAAATTTTAGAGCCAATTTCAAAGCAGTAGGGGCTTAAACGTGACAGACACCCCATCTGCCATAAAATTCCAAACAGACAGTTTGAAATCAACAGAACGGGCAGCGTTAGCGACGCGGTGTACTTTAGCTTGGAAATTTCTTGTATCACCGAAATGAAGAAACCCGCCTGTCGGCGGGTTCCGTTGATTAATGTATTAGAGTTCTGGACAGCCGCGTTCATTCGCGAATGTGATGCGCTCCGGTCCTCGGCGGGTGAAGCCCTGGACGACGACGCGACCGGGTGTGACGCGCACGATTTCGGGGTCGCGCAGGCCTGCCTCGCGGGCGGCGGCGCGGGCTTCGCGTTCGCCGCAGCCACGCATGCGCGGAGGTCCTCGTCGGTCCATGTCGCGGTCGCGATCACGTATAA